CCCCGTGCTATTCACCACCAATGCCTTCGGGGTCTTATCCTTTGGGTCAAACATGTGGAACAGGGCAGAGCGAAGCGAGTTGACGTTGGCAATGTCGTTTATTTTGATGAGAAGAGCCAGCCGGTTCGGTTTGCACATCAAAGCAGTGATGACGGGATAAGCACCGATCAACTCAAGAGTCTCAATCTGAGCCGTGGGTAAACGAGGTTGTGTCCCGGTAAAGAACTCAACCCTATAATTCGTCCCGAAGATGTTCCCGTCAAAGCTATAAACGCTGGTTATCATTTCGCATCCTTACGTGTAAGCCTGCAACTGCTCAAGCAAGCCCTGACGATCCTGTACTCCCGGCAAGACCAGCCCATAGATATTCACCTGCTGCCCGGACGCAGCCCCGGCTTGCCCCCCGCCGCGTGGCGCGAATTCCGTAGACTGCATCCGTTCAAAGCCGACGGTCAAACGGGGCATTTCCATGCGAGCCAGAGAACCCATCTCATCTCGGATGCCTCTCAGCCCAAGTTCAAAAGGGGTCGGACTGCCAGGAGTCAGCCAACTTGGCAACTTGAAATTTGCAATTGCACTTGCGGCCCGCTTGACCGCATCCACGATAGCCCAGAATGCATTAGCAACCCCATTGGCTGTCTCCCCCAGTGAGTAGCATACCTCTGCCAATTGCTTTACTTTGGGCCATACCTTGTCTTCGATCAATTTCCAGAGTGTTTCAAAGACTGGCATGATGTTCTGGTCAATCCACTTCCAGACCAAAGTCAGCGCGGGTAACAGAACTTTTTGCCACAAGCCTGCTAAAGCTTCAGTCTCCTTGCTGACTACGGCAAGGTACAAGCCTGCCAAAGCACTCAAAAGGGGCACAACGTAGGTTTGGATGAATGACCACACCGCGTTCAATGCGGGCATTAGGGTGTTGTTCCAAAAATCACTGAGAACTTGAATGGCTGCCGGGACATTGATAGCCAACCAATCCCACAAGTCAGATAACGCAGGGAACAGAACGGTTTGAATCCAAGTCCAGACAGCCAAAAGCGCAGGTTGCAAGACGGTTGTCCAGAAGTTCGCCAGAGTTTGAATCGCCAGTGGTACATTGACCTGTAACCATTGCCAGAGTTGAGTGAGCGCCGGCTTTGCCGTGCCTTCCCAGAACGCCGTCAGCGTGTCGCGGATCCCGCCCCAGTTCTCCGTCCACGCCTGGCGCAACAACGCCGCCACAGCCACCAGCGCCACGAACGCGGCCACGATGGGCGCGATGGTTGCGACCACCGACAGGATAGCCGGAATCACCACCGCCGCGATGGCGATGCCCAGCGCAATGAGCACGTCTTGCAAGTTCACGTTCTGAGCCAGCCAGGCCGCCACCTGGTCAATCGTCGGCTGGATGCTGGCGAGGAAGGATTGAACACCGGCCACGATACCCATGATGGTTGTGACCATTTCGGGCGGCAAAAGCTGAGTCAATAGAATTTGAAGGGCAGTGATCGGATTGATGCCGAGTTGTAGATTCTTGACAAAAGTTCCTGTGCTGTCACCGATATTCTTGAAAACAACAACTAGTCTACCTATTGTCGCGCCAACAGTCTCACCAATGGCGCGTAGCTTTCCCATAAACTCTTGGCTTGACAGGGAATCCACAAAACTCGAAACGTAAGGTTGAATTTCCTCAAACGTCCCGGTAAAAAACTCTCTCAGCCCAATCTCCTTGATGTCTTGAAGGCTTGAAATCAGACCGCTGAATGTACCCGCTTGTCGTTTGGCCGCTCCACCAAAGTCCTTTTCGAGTGATGCCGTTATGGCCTCAATCGCTTTATTGGCCGGGATCAGTCCGCCTTCGCGCATCTTTACTATTTCTTCTGTGCTCTTGCCAAATGCCCCTGCCAAGATAGCATCTACCGACAATCCGGCATTGACCAATTGCAGCACCTCTTGTCCAGCCAACTTTCCTTTGGCCTTGATTTGGCCTAACGCCAAGGATATGGTTCCCATCGCTGCTCCAGTAGCCCCACTTCCAGAAGCAAAATCAATGGTCGCCTGCGTAAGTCTTTTAGCCTCTTCTGTCGTAAAACCATAAGCCATTGCCATGCGAAATGCAGAGGCTACATCGGCCTGATTGAATGGCGATTGGACGGCGAGCTTTGTAATCCAATCCAACAGATCGGCAACTTTTGGCCCGGCTTGCGCCATTGCGTCAGTCATAGAGAGTTGTCCCTCTATCACTTTTTTGATCGTCGTGACATACTTGCCATCCTGTTCATCCAGAGCCGCAATCTTGACGCGCAATTCGTCCATCTTCTCGCGCAGGTCAATGATCTTTTGTCTACGAGCAGCTATTTCCTCCTGGCTTTCTTTCCCTTTGGTGATGGCGTTATTGAGTGCGCTTTCAGCCGCCTTGTGCGCCCCGGTCAAGATGACCAACTGACCGCTCAAGTCGTTATACTTTGACCGCTGTGCATCGGTCATCTGCACCAATGCTTTTCCTGTAACGATTATTTTCTCGACTCCACTGGTGTGAATCAATTCCTTTGAAACAAGCGATTGAAGAGACATCCCTAACCGCTCATATGACGCATAGGCCTTGAGACCCTCAGAGGCCAAACCGCTGATAGCGTAGGCTGCTGCGCCCATCCCGGCAGTAAACGCAGCACCGATACCTAGTGCAACCTTGCCGAGGTTCTGTATACTCCCCCCGATTTTATCTAAAGCGCCATCTACCTTACTGCGCGCTCCAGCCAGGTCTTTGTCAAGATGATCCAGCGTCGCCCGGATCGGGATTTGGGCCGTGCCGAGCGTTGTTTCTCCTGCCATCCATCATCCTCCGCTTGAGTTCCTCGAATTCAGCCCGCCGCTGTTCAAGCGACTCTTTCTTGCGCGGCTTCATGCGATTGAATACCTGCGATAGCGCCGGCAGCCGCTTGGCGCGTTGGAACGCCGCTGCGTGCCACGCGGTGCTCATCACCAGCGCCTGCTCTTGTTGCAAACGCCATGCGCCCGCCTCCATCGCCATGATCGTCTCGCGCGGCGTCATGTCCCAAAAGTCGGCAACAGTCACGCCGCACTTGAGCGCCTCTGCCAGGAACGCCTCAAAGTCGAATGGTGTCTCTGCGCGTTCCTGGCCTACGGGTTTGGGGATTCTGGCTCGCCTTCGTCTTCAGCGCCGTAGGACAGCACCGCCGCCACGGCCTCCAGCGTTGCTTTTGCCGCTGCCGCAAAGCCCACCTCGTCCATCACGCGGTAAGCGTCGTTGACGGTGTATGCGCGCCCGCCCGTCCTGGCCTCGCGGCGCCCGGCTTCCATGCCGGCCGCCAGTAGTTGCCCCACGTCGGCAATGCCCAGCTCCCGCGCGGCCGCAATGACAGACTTGCCCATTGCGGCCTCGGCCTCGGCGATGGCGCGGTTCGTGAACAGGATGCGATACTCCGTATCGCCGGCCTGTAGAGTCGTTTCGCCTCTTGCGCCCATATTAGGTTCCCAGCTCCACCCAGTCGCCGTCAATCGTCAGCGAAATGGAAACGGTCGCCTCGCCCTGGTCCGGCCCGGCTTCGCTCAGGCTGGTCACAATCGCCTCGGCTTCCTCCAACTCCGCGCCGCTCTCCTGCCGCTTCACCGTGACCATCGTCCCGTTCCGCATCGCGTCCTTGAGCGACTGGTAGGCCGTGTCGGTCGGAACGTACAGCGCCTCCAGCGAAACCGACGAGGAATAGCGCCCTGCCAGCACGCGCTTCGATCTCGAATCTTTCGAGGACACGTCAATCTCGTCGGTCGTCTCCTCAAAAGACACGTCACGCTGACTGCCGACGAGCACGTCTTCAATCAGCACTAGAATATCCGTCCCGTTCATTGCCATGTCAAACCTCCTCGATAGTGAGTTTGGCCGTCACAATGCGGCCGTATGCGTCCTGCTCATCGGCCACGATCGGCCCGGAGCACTCTGCCCAAATCCACGCAAAGCCAGGGATTGAAAACGACTGGCGGTGAAACAGCGCCCGCACGCGGTCCGCAATGGCCTCGACTTCCACCGCGCTGCCATCCGCAGCTGCATAACACCGCACGTCGCGCCAGAGCGTGTTTCCCCGCGTCGTCTTGGTGTCGAACGGCGCGTTGACCGCTTCGCCCGCGCTGACGATGTAGGGCAACACGGCGTCGCCCGGCGCCGGGTCGGTGGTGAACACCGCCGGCGCGCCCTCGTAGTCGGCCAGCAAAGCCGCCAGTGTCACATCGTTTGCCATCCTCGAATGAAATGCCGCTGTGATCATCGTCACCCACCCGTGATGATGCGCACGATCTCGCGCGCATTGTTGAACACGGCCGGGCGTAGGAAGGGATGCGCGGCCATCTTGCGCGTGCCCAATTCGATGAACCTGGCATAGAATGCCTTGCCGCGCTTTACGCCGACTCGTCCCTCAATCACATTGCCGCGCGCTCCGACCTCTACGGCGAAATCTGTCTCACTGATTGT